CCAAAGTCCACACCCACATAAACGGATTGCCCAGCGGCAATAGGTATTTCCTCTTTAGCCACATGAACATCAGCAGCAAACATAGGATATACAGGCTTACCATCTTGGATATGCCCTAATTGATTCATTACATATACGTCAATCCAGCTTTTAGTCTTACCCATTACCAAGTTAGTGTAATAAGTACCCAGCATATTCTTTACGTTCTCAGCTACTGGGTTAGGAAGATAGCCTTCTATTTCCCCTTCTTCGTTTCTGTCCTCAACCATGCCAGCGGGTTGCGTATAGAAAGACCAGTTAAAAGGTTTAACGAGCATCTTAGCTTGCTCACGCGGTATATGGTCAGGGATTGGAACTTCACCAGCCATAATGGGCCACCAATGATCTTCTTCGGGAGCATTAGTGTCGGCAATGACGCCATTCCAAGAAGGGCCACCATCACGCATAGACGGGAAGCGACCCACGCGCATTGTGCAAGCATCAATAATCGACTTCGGAATTTCTCTAGCTTCATTAATCCATATACCTGTTAATTCTAAAGACAGTAATTTCTTAACATCTTCGGGTCTATCTAAAGCTAAGAAGATAACCTCAAGGTCAATGTCGCCCTTTCTAATCCGATGGGTATACGGAACAGACCAGTTAAACTTACCCCACTCAGATTCGGGAAACCAATCCAGCCAAGTTTTAATTGTTGTGGTTCTAAGCTGCGGGTTGGTGTTACGAATAATAGCCCAGCGGCTTTTGCGTATTCCATCAGGGGCTTTTTGCTGAGTAAGGGAGCGACGAAAAACCTCAATACAACAGCACACAGATTTACCAGAACCAACAGGGCCGCGAATGCCACGAAAGAAAGTATCGTCTTTCATAAAGGTCTTAATAGTTTCGCCATCAGGTTTGTATTTAAAATCAATCATTACTTACTCATGATCTGCTGATCTATGCCTACCTTAATCATTCGACCTGCAATCTCTGGGCCTATAGCCTCAATCATCTTGTCAGTTTCGTAGTTGGTTACAAAGTCATTTGGGTAATGCTTCATATGCGTTAGCTTAACAACTCGCCTAAGCGTGTCTCGCTCTTGCTGAGAAAGGGTATTAATAAATGTCATTACACCCCCCACAGATCATCTTCAGTTATGTCGCCTACCTTTTTAAATAGCGGTTTTTTTTGAGAAGGTGTTTTTTCTAAAATCTCAGATAAAGGCCGACCAATCTCAGGCTGAGTCTCTTGGTAAAGTTTTCGTATAAGCAAATTTTGCTCATGCAGAACGTCAGTATCCATTATTGCTTGAGCCATTTGTTTTCTGCGCCATACATTAAGTGCATCACTCATTCTTTAGTCCCCATGTTAATTGGCCTGCCTTCTTTCGTTAGTCCATCAATCATTTTATCCATTATTCTGCGCTGAACAATAGTGTAATGATAATCAGGCCATTGATTAGCTACATAACCGCGAATGAAAGCATCAACCCTGCTAAATTTCATAAACTTATCGAAAGGTCTTTTATCGCCAGAGTCTTCATACGCTCTTATGTTCGACTCCTGCTGCGCGTCTGTAAATGTCTGAACCAAATGCTCTTTGCCAGCTTTATATTGCGGCGATAATGCTGGTGCTGCATGGAGGAACTCGCCAAATATTGCATTGTCCAATGCCTTGCCTTTGAGCCTCGGATTGTAAATCTCCATTAAATATTTGCCAGTACGACTATCTTCTGGATGAAAGAACTCTAACTGTTTATTCCCATCGTCTGTAAGCATTGGTATGGATTGTGAACGCCTGTCGGAAACTTCTATACCTTTAAATATAGGAAAGTCCTCAAGTATACTGTTCAAATACATATTAACTTCTTCACCCATAAGGATTAAACAATGACCGCTGTTCGCCGCCATCCCTTTGTGTAGGCTCTACAGAACTATACGTGCCTTCAAGACGATCAACTTTAGAGCCAATCTTCAGGCTGGGGAGAGGGCCATACGGAACCTTCATTTCATTGTAGTAATCCTCAGTAGTCATTGGGCCTTTAGCAGCAATGCCACCTTTGCTTTTACCACCAAAAAAATTAGTTCTCGCAAACTTAGGCAATAACTTGTTTTGAGTTTTCTCAAGAGACTTCATGCACATGACTAAGCCTTTCCTGCTTTCTTATTACGCTTAATTGATCTGTTAGTTGCACGACCTACGGAACGTAAATTCTTAGGACTGTTGTTTCTAGGATTGCCGTCCTTGTGATCTACGTCCTTGCCATCACCGCGCTTGGCAGCACCAGACCTCTCCAACAAAGAACGAGCTTTCTTACGCGCACGATTGTCAGCCATCCTCTTAGGTGACTTATCGTACTTACCCTCACCAGACTTAGAGTAATCACGAACATAGTTCTTACTACTTGGCATTGGTTTTCTTCTTCTTCTTAGGAAAGCCAGCTTTCATATTCTTGTAAGACTTGTCAGTAACCGTTGACTTGGCCTTAGTTCGGCTAGTGCCTGCCGCCTTACGGGCATTCATATTTTTATACAAACTCATTTAACACTTCCACTTCCTTAAAGCCAAAGCCTTACGTGTAGGCTTGCCGTTCTTATCCTTCATCGGACCCTTAACACCAGTCATACGCGCACAGAAAGAACGCTTCCTTGCGCCGCCTTCAGGCTGGGGAGGTTTAAGATTAGCACCCTCAGTCCTTTTAAAATATGCGCGACCAGCAGCGTTTAATCCACCAGAAGGACTTTGATGTTTCTTAAGAACCATAATGAACCTCTTTTTTATCCCTTACCTAAATCAACTGAATAATGAAACGCACAAATTGGTTTGGAGCCTTGGAGCAGAAAAATGAGAGTGGTAGACCACATGGAGACAGTAACTCGCGAGTTTCAACCCCACCCCCCTCCATCAATCAATTCGCTGGGCGTGAGCGGAGAACACGAACATCTCATGGTCTTACGTGAGATCAATGGACACTCTAATATCGCCAGCTATCTGAACCTGTGATCTATCTATAGGTTTGAATCCCGCACGATCTAGAATATCCTTACTAGCCTCAAGCTGCACATACTCAGACTTCGCACCTTGCGCTAAAGTAAGCACCCTCGCAGCAGCAACCGTAGCATTCAATCCCATAGTCTCGTTAATCCTCACCATCATGTATTCCTGAACATGCGGCAACCGTAACGTCTTGCTTGCACTCACTCTTCCTGATTCACCAGCAGCATATCCCGCCTCTTCCGCAGCATTCTTGATCGAACATCCCGTAGCTACAAGCGTATCAACAAGAGCACTCTGTCTCCGCGTAAGCTTTCTAACTTTACCTATGTCATTCATTGCTAGCCCCCTCTCCCTCTCTCCCCCATCATTGCCATCCCAAATAAGCCCATGTCAACGCACAAACACAAGAGGATGCTTGCTGAAGCGCAAACATGTTACTCCGTAAGGGCCACTATTCGTGGAGAACCATGAGTTCATCATGGAGATGACAACTTGGTGGCAAGTTGATTACCAAAATGGCTTGTCCCATTTATGACACAATCTCTTGTAAGATTGATCCACATGATCGTCGGGTCGATCAATGCCCCTAGAAAGAAAGGAAGGAAGGAAGGAAGGAAGGTGCGCTACTACGGTGAGGTTGTACTTGTTGCTAGTGTAGCTGAATGCCCCGTTGGGACATATGAGGCGTTCTCGCCGCCTCAAACTCCCACAGCACTTCGTACCGTGACAGAAGTGTACGACATATATCCAACAAGTAAGAAAGAACAAACAGGAAGAAAGGCAAAAGGAAGAAAGACAAAATAGATATAATATAATAACCCTTAGTCATTCGACTCTTTGTCCTGCCACAACCCACGCACACCGCAATGACGGACGCTGCATCCTGCTGGTAGGGCAGTACGCTACATCCTATGCGGTCTGCTTAGGGATGTGGGCAAGGGGACAAGTCGAAAGACAAAGGGATACCTATATTGTTGTAGCAGGAGATAAACATGAGCAAAGTGAAACAGAAGATCAACCAAAAAGACGATAGATTCAGCAACAGAACCCAAGCAAAAGGGTTAAACAACCGCGCAACAAGGCGCACAGCAGCAGCCGTGGCGCGTAAAGGTACTACGGTGAAAAGAAAGTAAGTAAGAACGTTCCACGCGAGTTTAGCGACATAAAAAAGGGGCTAGCCCCCGACCTAAGTTCCTCAACGAATTAAACCCATAGCATAATATGTCTTCGCATATTACGCTCGGCCTTAATTAGCATCGTCAACGGTCTGTTTTTTATGACGCAAAACACGCGCTCCACTCAAAGAAAGAAAGAAAGAAAGTGCATTATTCACAGAGGCAATCTGGAGCAGATTGATCACAATAAAAGGAATCAGGGAGTACAAGACCCCCAAGATTCCTTTTACCTTAGATTCCTGCATACTTTCCTTTGTGATTTGCTAGACGATTCAAGAAAATCATGGCAAAGTCGTTTACCTTTGTTTGCCAAGGGATGATTTTCTTAAATCCCGCAACGTACCCCCATTTTTAGTTTTTTGATAAGGGGTACTAATCACTTGCGCCTCCAGCGCGAGCTACATTACGTCACTTGCGGCTTGGCTTCGCAGCAACCAAGTCGGCCTTATTTTTTTGGGGTTGTTGCGTCTAGTATGACCACCTTCGTTGTTGCCCCCAAAAAGCCTCTTGGTTTACACACACACACACAGAAAATATGTGCCGCGAGCCGCACCGGCATCGCCGTTCAGAAAAACAAAGTCAAGCATCTCTAGACGTTGAAGCCCTGTCAATACTCACCAGTGTGGTAGACCTACCGAACAAACTGGCTGAAAAGCATTTTTATGTTTTAGATACTTTCCTTCCGTGTTCGTTCTCTGAGCTTGACTTTCTTTTCCAGATCGGACGAGCGGATAGGCACACGCACAGATTTCCTGTGAGTGGTGTTAGTTATTTAATGGAGAAAGTAAGATGGGAATATACGACGAGAACGCATTCAACTTCGTGTCAGGCACCAAGTTCCGCAACATCGACCTAGAAAACGACACCGACCACATGCTGCAAGCAATGGCGCAATGGGCCTGTTGCAGAGGTTTCGAAACAGCAGAAATCGAGCTTACCAAGATCATCGCTCTTCTCCACACACTCAAGGACGAGCAAGCAATCAACGACGATTAGGTTCGCCGCCACTACGGTGAACAGTCTCTAGCCCCTACCCAGCAGAAAGGACAACGGTAGGGACAACTCACACAAATCAATCTTAAATCTTAATAGAAATGGAACTAACAAATGTCATCTAAAATCACACTAGAAGCTTTCGCAAAACTCAACAAAGCAGACATGCAGACAGCTTTCGCAGCAGAGCGCGACATTACCTTACGGGTCGTAGACGCCAACAAGAAGCTGGTCATGGACTTAGACGCACATGATCGGATGGGAGTTGCAGAAGCATATGATTTCTTTATCAACAGATTCTGCCAGCCGATAACAGAGATCACGTACATGGGCGACATGCGCGAAAAAGACATAGGCTGGAAGGCACAAGTCAACCTCTCACAAAAACTACTGGACGGTTGCTGGTACTTATCACAAGGTCACACAAACAAGGACAAGGACAGAAAGCCGGGTCAGGACGAACTCACATCACAACACGAAGCGGCAGCGCAAGTCGCGATTAACGCGGGACAGCCCAACCGCGAATTGATGTCAGTCTACAAAGCACACGCTGCACTCAGCAACAACATCAAGGCACTAGATCAAGCAACACGCGCTCGACTCTACGGCCTAACAGGTAACACCCACACAGCTTGGAACGAACCGAAAGCCGCAGCACCATACGCAGCAGGAGGCAACATCCAACAGCTACCACCAGAAACGCCAATGTCAGCCGACGAGCGCGCAGAGGCGATAGCACTAGGGTTCACTGTCCCAGACGTAAGCACTGGAATCAACGTCGATCCAAAAGAAGAGGCAGCGCGTCAACGATTGAATGACGCAGCCGACAAAATAGCGCAAGCAGCCAACGACACGACAGTAGGCCAAGTAGATCGCAAGGTTTACTAAACCAACCGACCCCTGCGGCAACGTGGGGGTCATCACTACGGTGAACATCTTAACCAACATAGCAAAAAGAAAGATAAGAACATGGCATTAATCGGACACGGAACAAAAGTACCACGCAGAATCACAGTCGCAACAAGGCTAGATCGACAGATCAGAGCAGACGTACCAGTACCAGACCCAAGGCAGAAAGCGTCAATCTGGAACTTCATCGACGAAATGAGAAGTGGCGAATCCTTCTTGGCATACGGCACTAAAGAAAGAGTCAACGCAGCGGGATACGGACGCGCTAAAGGCTACAAGATGATAACCAGAATCGAACAGGAACTTACCGCAGCCGAAGACATAAACAACTCAGGCTCAATGGAAAGAATCTACCGCATCTGGAAAACATAACAAACTAAAGTGGGCAGGGATTAACGTCTCTGCCCAAGAAAGAAAGAAAGCTCGGGGAAAATCTGCTGCCCACGCCCACCCAAAACCGCAGATTTTCCCCTCGAAAGAAAGGAAAAAAGAAAGAAAAAAAGCGGCAAATGAGTTTTCAATTACCCCGATCAAAGATCGGTGAAAACACACAAGTAAAGCAACCAGACTAAACACCACATGACAACACAACCCGACAAGACCACACAGGCCAGCGCACTAGAAACCACACAAACGACAGCGCACTAGGAACCACACAAACGACACCGCCCAGCAGATCGAGGAATACTACGGTGAGGGGTTTTTACCCCGAACAATTCTCACGATCTAATAACTTCAAAATCTCTCAAAACTAAGGAAAAAAAGTTACTATGGAATATTTATTCACGGACACTGACCAATTACCCGTCTGTTTCAAACTAACTTACCATGAGTTAACACAACTCAATAAATTCTTAGCCACAGCAAAAGTCGAAAAAGATTCCGACTACAGCGAATGGTTAGTAAAAAGTCTCATCAGAAAATTTGATGAAACATTAACTACAGACGTTACAGAAGCAGTATCACGTCTTAACAATAGCCTCACACCCCAAGGAGAAACAAATGCTTGATTCACTCACAACTACCACCGAAGCGTGGGCCTTCCCTGTAGATTTTGAACCTGTCTTCGATGAAAGGGGGCAGGAGCTACCTAAGTTACGCAATCTTATACGCACAGATACCAACGAGTCTCTTGGCGTACACAAATCCAAGTATCAGCTTATAACTCATGATACTGCCTACAATGCGCTTATGGATAGCATTAAAGATGCCAACATTAGCCAAGACTACACTGTTAATACACACGTTATAGATAATGGCGCAAAAATGCGTATGGAAATACTATTCAACGACATTTCTATTCCTGATCCAGAAGTAGGTGACTACATCAAAGCTAGAGTGCAGGGTTACAATTCATATGACGGTTCATGGGCATTTCAACAAATGACAGAAGCCTTCCGTCTATGGTGCCTCAATGGCTGCACTACAGCAGATACAGTTGCCAAAACTTGGGCAAAACATACAACTAATGTTGACGTTCAATCGTCAGCACAGAAAATAATCGACGGTATAGAAATGTTCCAAAACAATAAAGGTGTTTGGCAGATGTACCGCGAAACACCAGTAACTACAGAGCAAGCAGAAAACTTGTTCAAGAAAACAGTATGCAATGTAAATCACAAAGCATCACACGAAAAGTTCAACGATAAGCAGTTACAGAATCTTATCGGTGGCTTTGACAATGAGCGCAGCCACTTAGGTAATACCAAATGGGCTTTGTATAATTGTCTCACCAGCTGGGCCACTCACACTGAGGGCTTACGCTCCCCAGAAAACGCTAAACGTCAGCGAGAAGCACAGCTTGTCAAAGCGTTTAACTCTAAGCAATGGATGGAAATTGCATAATGTACCACCTCAATATCCACAATGTAACTAAGGTAGAGTTTCAGGTTACTAAGTTGTTCAACAACTTTAGTAGCCGAAACCTAGTAGTTACTACAACAGATTCATCAGGCACTGAAAACTCCCATACGATAGGTTTCTATGGGGGTGATCACGAAGCCTTGATACCAATCATAAGTAGTAAAGTATCACATCATTACACGGAGGATGACAATGACTACAGTGGCCCCGATACTTAATCTTCAAAACATTCCGTTTATTGCAGATGTTATCGCGCCTATGCTACCTTGGCCGACTCACATAGTTGAGTTGGCCGACAAGATGGCA